AGCAGCTATGTAAAATCAACAGGCCCCAAAACACTGGAAGGTAAAGCGGCCTCTGCAGCAAACTTGGACGGCCACCCTACGCCAGAGGAAGCGTTAAGAACGCGATTTAATGCGTTGAAACACGGCGCAGCGGCAAAGCAAGCGCTCTATTTTCCTGCGAAGCCTGGCAAATATGATGCGTGTGAAACATGCGATATCGATTTTGACTACTGCAGCCAGCAAGTGGCATGCATGCGCAAAACTGAATTATTTATGCGCCATCTGATCGCCATTGAAAGTCACGACCCAAAAATGCTGCGAGAGCACCAAGCGATGCAACAGGCTAACTTTGCTTCGTTAATGGATGACATGCTGATAAGCGTAATTAATAAAGGTGTCGTGCTAGAAACACCGGCATTCTCATTTGATAAAGACGGTGGCTTTCACCTTGCTCAGTACACTGATAGTGAAACTGGCAAGAAAACCACCATTATGGATACGAAAGCCAATCCGCTGCTTAAGCATATCTTCGACCTAATGAGCAAAAACAATCTTACCCTGGCTGATTTGGGCATGACGCAAAAAGTGCGTGAAGAGAATGAAATTCAGATGGGCCGCTTACAGCAAGAAGGCAAAGATAAGCAGAGCTTGGCCGACTTCCAAAATAAACAGCATGAATTACTCGATAGCTTGCGCGAAAAAATAGTGAATTCTCAGAATGCGCTTAGCCAAGATGAAATATTGCTAGAACACAAGAAAGCGAACGGCGATGGCTGAACGTGTAACCGCAAAAGAAAGGCAGCGCCTGCAGCATTTGGCTGAAGCTGAAATTATGCGTTACAAGGGTGACCATTCCCTCTGGCATAAGCATGTTCACGACATAACACTAGACCCAATGCAGGTACTTAAGTGTTATGAAATGGATAGTTACCCAAACACCATCGATAACAGTTGCCGTCGTACAGGTAAAACCGCAGTTAAAGAAATGTGGAACCTCGAATACCTGGCAACGAATCCCGACCAAGAATTGGGGATTGTGGCGCCCAAAGAAGCACAAAGCCTGGTTAACCTTAACTACCACCTAGACGCTATTCGTCGGTCTGAAATTCTCGGTAACTTTATTGAATACCGTAATGGCCGTAAGCAAATGAGCGATACTTATTTTAGGTTCTGCAACCGAAGCATAGCGCGAGGTTACGGTATCTTTTCCCAAATCGACGGCGGCGATTTAACCTTGGCCTCTATTGAAGAGGTCGACGACTTAGACCAAGAGCGCCTTAATTCCCGTTTCCTACTTACCATGGGTTCGACTCGCCGCTTAGGTGCTGACGAAAACGCCAAGAACGAACCAATAATTAGAATTACAGGGGTATTTAAAGGTGCGTCGGTACTTTCAAGTTTGTTAGAAACGAAGAAATATCATTTATTGCCTACGGTCGATTGTCACTTAGGTGTAGAGCTTGGGATCCTAAACGGTAAGTTTATCGACGACATGAAAGTTCAGCTTTCACCCGAAGAGTACATTCGCCAGCTGCTGTGCATTAACACCAGTTCTACTAACTTAATTTGGGAAAAGTATATTCGTGCAGCCATTCAGATGGGCGCAAAAACCAACATTGAAATGGTTATTCCTGAGCCTGGCACCAGATATAGAAAGCGCGGTTTATTAAGTTTTGGCTACGATGCTGCAGGCCATGGTGAGAGCGCTACGGCATCAAAGCATGCATTTATTGTTACTGAGCAAGTGGGCAACTATGTTGTTTTTGTGTTTGCCAAGACATGGGCCGCAGGTACCGACGATTCGGTTGTTAAAAACGATTTACTTGCGTTCTGGCGTTACTTTCGCCCCGACTACGCCATAGGCGATGCTTACGGCTTAGGTATGCTTACCCAGTTAAACCACGACCTTTATTATGAAGGACTCACCCCAGTGGATATACGAGCGATTAATGATGGTGAGTCGAATGCTTCAGCATGGAATGATTGGGCCTTTGCACCTTTGCGTTTTGAGGGCTCAATAAAACACAGCATGGCGCAAGCATTAAGAGGGGTTTTCCACCACGGCCACGCCGTTATTCCTTACGTCGAACATTTAGAGCCGTCCGGCTTAGATATCGATAGTTTAGCGATTTCAGATATGAAAACCTTTATTAAGCAGCTATCGAACATCAAGCCAGAAGAAACAAGTAAGAGTTATTCAAGTTACGTAATGGTGCTAAAGAAAATAGGCGATGACTTATTTGACGCTGCTATGGCGTCTGTGTGGGCGCTTGCTACACGAGGCCAGCCAAAACCGAATACAGCCGTAATGTCATCTTCCCGTAGTCGCGAAGAATTGCTAGGCACCACCATTTTATTACCAGGGGTATAGAGAGTATGGGAATTATTTCAACAATTAACCGAGCGCTTGGCCGCCATACTTCCTCGGTAGACGCTGTAAGTAAGAGCGAAGAGGCCCAGCACAAAGCTAACACGCGTGGTGGTACCACGGTTAACACTGAAAATTATGTAAGGCGTTTATACAACGAACTTTATGTTTCTCCTGACTATAAAGCGTCAGTACACCACATCAGAGAAATGGACCGCACCGACCCTCGTGTTAAACGAATTCATAGGCGCATGGCCCGAGATGCAACAAAAAATGGTATTCGTCTGCAGTGGAATGGAAAAGAAAACGACCGTATAAGCCGACTATTCAAGCTTTGGGTTAATCGTCTTGGCCTCAATAACCCTCAAAAGCTTCACTCTGACGCACGAGGTGCCGTGATGGAAGGTGCGCTTGCAATGCAGTGGGTTGTGAATGACCAGCGAAACATGGTGTCTGGCCTTCGCATGCCAGCAGAAACCATTCTTGCTGATACGTTGCCTACAGGCCAACTTAAAAACATCGCCGCAGCCTATAAGCAATTAGATCCCGTTGGTGGGTACCAGATTATTGCTGAGTTTGCTTTTTGGCAGCTTTCCGTCGTCAGAATTGACCCCGACAACTACGACGATTTTGGCTGTAATGGTCGCCCTTATTTAGATGCCACACGAAAAACGTGGAAGCAGCTGCAAATGACCGAAGACGATTTAGTTATTCGCAGACGAACACGCGCACCGCAGCGCTTTAGCCACGTTCTTGATGGTGCCACAGCGGAAGAACTTCAGAAGTACAAAAACGGCATTGAAAATGAAAAGGGGTTAATGACCACAGATTTCTATTCAAACAGAAAGGGTGGGGTAACTGGGGTTAATGGCGATGCCAACCTAGACCAAATTAACGACGTTGTGCATTTGCTCGATACGTTCTTTAGCGGCGCCCCTGCACCAAAAGGTTTATTTGGTTATTCAGATGGGTTAAGCCGAGACATTCTAGAAGACCTTAAAAAAGACTACTTTGAAGAAATAGAGGGCCTTCAAGATACACTTTCACAAGTTTACTTTGAAGGCTTTCGCCTGCAGCTGCTGTTAGCCGGAATTAATCCCGACTCTTATAACTTCAATGTCCAGTTTACCGAGCGTAAAACAGAAACACGTAATCAAAAAGCAGACTTGGCGCTTAAGTATCAAGCGCTGGGTGTACCAGACTCATTAGTATGGGAAACGGCAGGCTTCGAACCTGCTTATGTCATGGATAAAATCAAAGACCAGAAATCAAGTGGTGATCCTTATCCTGGCGAACAAGACGATGATGACGGCACACCAACTAACGACAGCCCAAAACCTCGTGTTAAAGTTACACCAGGTAATGAGCCTAAAGGTGAGTCTGCAACCTATGTCCGAAACGCTTAAACCCATTGGTGATAATTTAGTTGTTACTGATGAAAAACCGGAAAATTCGTCGTCTGTCTTAGATGTTATTGACAGTCGCCCGTCAAACCAAGCCACTGTGTTAGCGGTTGGCGAAGGCCGCGTGCTTAAAAACGGTAAAAGGACGCCGATGATAGTTAAGCCAGGGGATAGAGTTTTACTAGGTAGGTATGCTGGCTTTAGGTATGAACTTGCTGATACCACGGTACGCCTGCTTTCTATTAATGATGTACAAGCCATATTATGAGTGAGTGATCATGAGTGAATTATCACGCAAGAAAGCAATAATAAAACGGGCACAGGCGTTGGCTTTAAAAGAGTACTTCGCCCTCGACCTTAGCGCTCTGGCTGAACTGCAAAGCTACTACGAGAGCAGCTTAGAAGAGGTGATAAGTATTCTCCTTTTCTACGCTGACAGTATCGGCATTATTCGTCTACAACAGCTTTCCGCACTACGCACCGACATAGAACGTGCGCTTAATAATTTGGCAAGCCTGCAAACCGAACTGCTAAACAGAAGTTTGTTGGCATCGGCTAATATTGGTGTAAAACCTTTTTTGTCGCATTCCGCTGCAGCGTCTGCGTTAGATATTGCCCAGCGAACAACGCGGTTCGTTAAGCAATTCACTGGCGAAGACGGCTTACAGCTTTCTGACCGACTTTGGATAATCAACGACAACAATAAGAATAAAGTACTACGAGCGATAAACAGCGCCGTTATCCAAGGGCATTCGGCCAGCGAAGCGGCGGCCAGTTTAGTAGTTAACAACGAGTTGCCTACTAAAGAAATTCAAAACAAAGTTAATAATGCATCTGCAGAGAAAATAGGAAACGTGCTCAAAGCACAAGGTAAGGATGAAGATGCGGCGTATTGGCAAGCCAGGCGTTTGTTTAGAACAGAGCTAAATCGCGCTCATGGCATGGCGTATCAAAATAGCCTGGAAGAGGATGACGACATTATAGGTACACGCTTTATGCTTAGCCCTAATCATCCAAGGGTGGATATTTGCGACATGCATGCAAGTGTGAACCGATTTGGCTTAGGCAGAGGCGTTTATCCAAAAGGCAAAAACCCGTGGCCAGCTCACCCGAATACCCTTAGCTATGTAGAAGCGGTATTTACCGATGAAGTGACCGACGAAGACCGAGCCACCAAGCAAGACCGAATAGAGTGGTTAAGCAATCAATCGGGTAATATTCGCATTGGTGTGCTGGGCGTTTATAAGAACAATTTGCTACAAAATGACCTGTTAAAAGAAACCATGATCAGGTCGAAAGTGAAGACCTTGAAAAACCGTTTTGGTTAAGTTAGCTTTAGTATATGCATCCCAGAGCGCCGTGCACTTGTGTAATCCGAAGCTACGTTGTTGTGAATGTGGTTAGGTAGGCGCGTATAAAGTGTTCACTTGTAGCACAACCTGTAAGTGACCTCGTTCATAGGTAAACTGTTCCACCTGTCCCCAATAAGTACCGCCGCAAGGTATTGCGTGGACGCCGGACGAAAGTAACCGGCCTCGTCTTTTTTGCCCTAACGCTGCGTTTTCTACACTGCCACACTCAAACTAGGTTAATAATAGTTGAGTGTGGACATGCCCCAACACAACCGAAAAATCCAATTGGAAGCACCTACTCATACGAAGACGGTGCGCTTTCTTGCCTCTGCAGTTTCGGTGGATGCCGAACAAAAGACCTCAGTGGTTACTATCACCCGAACGGGTAAATTCTTTGACCCTCGCTACGGACACTTTGAAATTAGCACCACAATGCTGCAAAGCATGGTGAATAACTTCAATAAAGGTGTTTTTGGTCAGGACATTTTCATAGATAAAGCCCATAACCCGAGTGACGGTGCGGCAGGCACAATTACACGCTTATTCCTGGATGGGAACAAACTGCGTGGTGAAGTGGCGTGGACGCCTTTCGGTCAAGAACTGATTGAAAAGAAAGGTTATCGCTACTTGTCAGCGGAATTTATTGAAAATTTCGTCAGCAACGAAGAGCCCCATACCGAATTTGGCCCCACGCTTTTGGCGGCTGGCTTGGTGGTTCGCCCCTGTATTAAAAATCTAGACCGTGTAGAGCTATCGGAAGGTGAAGACTTCGATGGCATGCAGCTAATTTCACAGCAGCTGGCGGTTCAATTCTCTAAGGAATCAAACGTGGAAAAATTACTTAAGTTATTTAAAGAGGCGCTTGCGAATAAAAAGCTAAGCGAATCGGCAATATCTAAATGGGTAGATACAGCTAAGAAAGTGCTTGAAGGCATTTCAGACGAAACCCAACAAAAAACGTTAATGGCGAATCTGCAAGAGACGGCGTTATCACTTGCTGAAACCTCACCAGAGACTGTACCTAACGTTACGGTTAATACGTATACTGGCTTAACGGAAGAAGCAGTAAAATCACTATTAGAAAAGCTAGAAGCAGACAAAGCCAAAGTGCTGTCTGACGCTCAAACCAAGCGCGACGCAAATGTTAAGCTGTTCACTGAGCAAGTGAATGGCACCGAAGGCCTTTCTGATGGTGTAAAAGCGAAGCTGCTTAAATCGGCTGATCTTATTACTGCAGAGATGACAGAAGGCCAAGTAAAAGCACTGGCAACACAGCAAATTGTGCTGGGTGAAGAGCTAGAAGCGCAAACTAAACTTGCTGGCATGGGTTTCCAAGGTAGCAATGGCCCAATGGGCTCTGTTGTACTGGCTTCTGGTCACAATGCTAATGCAATGAAACTTGCTGAAGATGTGCGTAAGCAACTTAAGCAAACGTCGTCATTCTCAAACGGCGCAATTCGCCTATCTGAAACGGTTGACCCGTTTGTAGATAAAGTACTCGCCTTGTTTGATGGTCAGTATAACCAGCAGCTGAACCGTGAATACAAGGTGCTAAGTGGTGAAGAGGGTAGCGTTTCTGACACCTCACTACCTTATGCTTTCCGTCGTGAAGTGATTCGTGAAGCCCTGCACGACATGAATATTCTTCAGTTAGTAGCAGCTGAGACAGACCCGGGCGCACAATCAACCACGCAAATTCCGTATGAAGAGCGTAAACCGTTCAAAGGCCGAAACGATGGCTTAGTGTTTGAACGCGGTGGCATTCCAAAGGCTGGTGTATTCCAAAGAATGGATTTAGCGTATGTGAATGCTATGAAAATTGCGTTCAATGTGTCTAACGAAATGATGCATTTTACTCGCGTAAGCGGCATTAACTGGGATGCATGGGGCCGCCATGTGGCATCTTGCTCACGTATTTTACGTGAGATTGTAGTCCGTCGCCTAGCCAATGAAATGCTACGTATTTCTGACAGCCTAGCGGCGGTTGAAGTCACTGCAGAAAATATTGCTTCACAACTAGATGGTTCAAATACGGTGGTGAAAACCAGTGCGTTCCCTGTAGTTCGTCCACACCAGGTATTTGACCTTCAAGGCAATACCGTGGGCAATGCTTCGAACCCGATCACGATCATGTTCGGTGCCACTGAAATTCTTCCTTTTGATGGGACAGGTAACCAGGCATCGGGTACGTATTACGTCTTGGCCAACTGTAACTTGGGTTACATTCAGTTTGTTGATGAAACGGGTGAAGTGGTTACACCTAACGAGACAAATGCAACAATTTCATACTCTCGTGCAACTAACGTGGCAATGTTCGACATTGACCTGCCAGCAGACACTAAGCTTGAACACCACTTGAACGGCCTGCTGCGTAAGATTGGTAACCGTAAAGCGGTAATGAAAGATGACCGCTTCCAAGCGCCTAACTTCCTGCTTATGAGCAACACGCTTAACGACATGTGTACTAACGCAGACCAATTTGTTGTTAGCCTTAAGCGTGATGGTAGCGACACGAACGGCATGGGCGATTTGGCGGCCATTAAAGCGTTGCCAGCATGGTCAACAAATGCGCCAGGCATCGACTTAGGTGACGAACGTATCCTAATGGGTCAGCGTGGCACTACGCACTATCGTGTAGCAAAAGCGTTTGAAATGAGTGAAATGCAAGAGGGCCGCGACCCGGCTACGGGTGAAATGAACGGTACCAAAGAAGCCTACGGTGAAGAATACAACGCTGTTCACACACCTAAGCCACTGGCCGATCGTTATACCTCGGTTGTTGTGTACTCGGGCACTGGCCGCTAAGCCAGTCATGTAACCCAAAAAGGGCAGGCCACATTGCCTGCCTTTTTTATTAACTGGCTAAAAGGTAAAGACCATGAAAGTTAAAGAAGCGATTACCAATACCTCTGCAGCAATTATGTTTGTAGCTGGTAAAATGATTCCTCCTGGCGAAACACGTATTGTTGAAGTACCAAAGCAATCAGCATCTAGCCAAGTGGCAGCTATGTCGTTTGATGCTAAGGGCGAACTGGCTACAACAGTAGCTAAATTGAAAGAAAAGCTTGAATCGTTCACCCAAGACCAGCTTCAACAGCTTCAGGCTGAAGAGGAACAAGGCCAAAAACGTGCTAGCGCGATTGATGCAATTACTGATGAAATTAAGTCTCGTGAGTACAGCATTGAGTTAGAAGAATTTGCATTAGCATTGTCTAGCGTTGAAGACTTAGATGCATTGCTGCTTGACGTTGCTAAAGATGAAGCCAAGGTAGCAATGGTAAACGATGAAATAGCAAAACGGGCAGAGCAGCAAAAGCATGTCAATCAGTAAAGCGGATCTTGTAGCAAGCTTATTGGTATCGGTATCAAGCAGTACTAAACTGCTTGATACTGACGATACAACGATAACCAGCACCATTGTTGATAACGCACTTGATGCGCTTTCACGACTTGCGCCGGCAACAGGTATCGACACCATTTCTTTGCAGCCTGGCGTGCAGATATACCCAGCGCCCTCTAACATTTGGGCGTACAAGGAAACGGCGTGGGGCTTTGACCAGCGCGTGGCACCATGGGAACCAGGTTATATTTCTCGGTTACCTGATGTGACCTACAACGAGGGGAATATTTACTTTAGCTTTGCACCTACCGCGCAGATGATTAGTAATCTCGGCAGTCGATTTACCTATTTCTACTATGCTCGCTACCAAGTGAATAATGGCGCCATAGAGATAGAGCCACGCAAGCAGGCACTACTACTTTTACTCTGCCAAATGGAAGTAATGAAACTGTTAGTGCTGCGAGAGCCTGGCACGCAAGTTACTACCAAAGGGAATGCAGGAAAGATTCAGTATGGCAGCCCCAAATTAGCGTTTGAAGCGCTTCAAGAGGAAGCTGGCCGTATAGCTGAAACGCTATGAACGAAATCATTCTAGACCTTAATACTCGCGCTCTAATCAACTATTTAGAGCGCAGTGTTAACGCCATCGATGGAGCTACCGCAAAATTACTTCGCCGTTTATCGCAAGAAGGTACCAGAGAAGCGAAGCGCCACACCCCTAAAGCAGAAAGCACCCTAACCAATTCAATTCGCGCTAAGCAGCAATCCGCTAGTTTTCATCAAGTGGTAGCTGGTGTTCATTATGCCAGGTATGTGGAAGAGGGCACGGGCCGCGGTGGATGGGTACCAGACCAAACTATTTTAGATTGGATGGACGTTAAAGGTATTACCCCCGACGACGAAGACATGAGTATTGAGCAGCTGGCCTATCTCATACAGACCAAAATTTTCAATCAAGGCACCCCAGCGCAGCCGTTTATGAAGCCAGCGTTTGAACATATAAAAGCGAAAGCGCCAAGCCTTGCGTTGACCTACTTTAAAACTGCATTAGAGGTTAAAACAAAATGACCCCCGAACAGCGGCTAAACACGGTTAAAGATAACCTTAAGCAAATAGTTGGCATTCACCATGTCACACGAAATTACAGC